GGAACAGCGTTCTCCCAGTGGTTCTCCAAGGATCGTGTCGCGGCTGATCTCGCTTTGTTTGTCCAACAGGATAAGCGCGGCGGGATCGCTGCGATGCGTTTAATTAAAGCATACGAGGCGTGGGCTAGAGACATTGGTGTCATGACAATCAGTCTCGGCGTTTCAACCGGTGTTCACCACGACCGCACCCTCGCGCTCTACGAAACATTGGGCTTCGAAGAACCCTCAGTCGCTCTCCAAAAAAGGTTATCATAATGTGCTTTCCAAAAGCCCCTCCACCGCCACCACCGGCTCCGCCTCCACCGCCGCCACCACCCGAACTAAAAGCCCCGACAGCACCTACGCCCAGCGCAGCAATTCTCCCTGATTCACAGGCTTATACGTCGGCATCGTCCAACAAAAAAAAGGGCAAGTCTATACGCAGCAATCTCAGGATCGAACTGGGCAGCGGTAGTGCTTTAAAATCTGTTGGCACTGGGATCAATACAAACCAGTAGGAGACGAAACAATGTGTATGCCTAACTTGACGGGTAAAAAAGATCAGCCCCACACTCAAACTTATGCGAATGCGCGTAATGTCATGGATGAGCATTTCCCTGGCAAAGGAGATCGTCCACTTGGTTTTAGTAAAGCCCATTCCTTTAATTCAATATTAGATGGACAGATTGCTAAACAATTGGGAAACGGAAAGCCAGTATCAGATACCACCACAACAAATAGCGGTTCTTCCATCCCTGATCAAAAACCTATGGCAGCAAGTAAGCCGACAGGATCAGTCAGGCGGGTTAAAAAAAAGACCATAGATAGTAGCCGTGCGGGTTTGACTATAGGCCTAAACGCCAAACCAAGTAGTCAAACTGTTGGCACTGGGATCAACACTAATCAATAAAAGGTAATACAATGTCAGAAACTGCAAAGGCCCGTTACGCCAAGATGAAGGCGAAGCGCGACCCGTATCTCCGACGCGCACGGGATTGTGCTGAACTGACCATTCCGTATCTAATGCCACCTGAAGGTCACAACGAACACTCTGTAATGCCCGAACCGTACCAAGGGTTAGGCGCACGGGCCGTTGTGTCCTTGTCGGCTCGGCTAATGGTTGCGATGTATCCCCCAGGGAAACCTTCGTTCAAGCTAGACATACCACCAGAGGCGCGTATTGCACAAGGTGAGATGGCGTTAGGCTCGGACATCGTGCAGGGACTAGTGCTTTCCGAACAGTTAATCCAAGCAGAGATCGAAAGAAAACAATGGAGACGTGCAACTAACCTTGCGCTCCAGTATCTTTTGGTCACCGGCAATGCGCTCGAAATGATGCAAGCTGACAACTCTATTCGTGTTTTTCGACTAGACCAATATTGTGTGTCGCGTGACATCACCGGTGCTGTCAAAGAGATCATTACTGAAGAGTACCTCAGTCCAGAAGCACTGCCAGAATCCGCACGGAAACTGGTGGCGGCTGACGATTTCTCACAGAACTCTGTGCCGCTCTACACGCACTGCAAGATGGACAAGACGGGCGTTTTCGTTTGCTACCAAGAGATCAACAGCAAGAAAGTCGCTGGGTCTGAGGGTCGTTATGAAACACTCCCGTACAATGCATTGCGCTACACCAGTGTCATTGGCGAGGACTACGGGCGCGGCAAAGTCGATGAGCATTTACCAGATTTACGCACGGTTGACGCCTTGTCCAAATCGATGCTCGACGGGGCCGCAATGGCTAGTCGCAACGTCACCATGATCCGTCCGAATGCTGCCGGTGGTCTTAACTTGCGACGTCGGTTCGCGAAGGCTGACAACGGTGACATCATTGTAGGCAACCCAGAGGACGTTGTGATGTTGCAGTTCGCCAACAACAGCGGAATGCAGTTGTGTGCTAACGAACTCGAAAGACAAACACGCGAACTGTCGGCGGCGTTCTTGATGGGCGCGGAGACCGTAAGGGACTCGGAACGTACTACAGCGTTTGAAGTCCGCAAGATGACTGAGCAACTCGAAGGTACTCTTGGTGGTGTCTACAGCCAGCTAAACGCTGATATGCAGCAAGCCCGTATGTCTCGTCTTGTTCTCCAAATGAAACGCAGCGGACAGCTACCGCCGTGGCCTGACGGAATGGTCGAGCCGGTAATCCTGACGGGGCTCGAAGCACTGGGTCGTGAGCAAGACATCTCGCGTGTCCAAACGGCTCTCCAGTTTATCCAAGGGATGCCACCCGAAACACTGGCTTACGTTAAGTTCAGCGAACTGTTGGGCAAAGCGTTCCACGGTCTGAACCTTCCCGACGCTGTTCGATCTGAAGAAGAAGTCCAAGAAATACAACAGCAACAACAACAGCAAGCCGCGATGCAGCAAGGTGCACAAGCGATGGCGGGTGCGGCTGGTCAAGCGGTCGGCGGTATGGCTGGCGAACAAGCGATGATGCAACAGTAGAGGTGACGCATGACAGACCAAACGATCACAGAAGGTAGTCCAGAATATAACGAAGCGATGGCGACAAAGTTCCAAAATCGTGAAGTAGTCGACGTCGATCCGGTTGAGAAACTACCCGTTGAGGGCAAACCAGAAGGTGGACATGACAAGTTCTATAACGCTGAAACAGGTCAATACGATTGGCAAAATCACGCAAAAGAACTTGATTATCGGCTCAATGGTAAACCAGAAGAACCAGCGAAAGCTGAAGACACTACGCCTACTGCCGAAACTGAGACAAACGACGAGGCTGTGGCTGACATCGTTACTACCGCCGGTCTGGACCCGTCAGAACTACAGACACAAATACAGACCAATGGTGATCTGTCAGATGAGGCATACGCCGCATTGGCTAAAGTGGGTCTGCAACGCGAACTTGTTCAGACGTATGTCGAAAACATGGTGTACCGGCAAGAGGCCAGCACAAAGGAAGCAATCGATTATGCTGGCGGTGAAGCGGAATGGAATGCGTTGTCGAACTGGGCGAAGGACAACGTCCCAGAAACAGAACTAAATCGCTATAACGAGATGCTCGGATCGTCTGATTGGACGGTCGCAATCGACGCTCTTCGAACCCGACAACAGCAATCGACAGGTGAACCCTCGCTGTTAAACGGAACGGGCATCACCACGTCCACATCGTCTGGCTATCGATCCAAAGCCGAAATGAAAGCGGACATGTCGAACCCCGCTTACCAGAGTGACCCAGCGTTTAGACAACAGGTCGCCATGAAAATGCAACGCGCACAATGGGATTTAGAATAATGCCAAAGAAAAAAGGTCTCTATGCCAACATGAATGCGAAAAAGAAAGCTGGGACGTCAAACCCAAAGTCAAAATCAACTGTGAGTGCTAAATCGTACTCAAATATGAAAAAGGGATTTCCCAAAAAATAAACTTAGGGGGCTTAACGCCCTCTATTTTTTTGCTTTGCGGTCGTGCTTCTGCCGAACGCACTTGCCCCGCTGACGGCAACCAGAGGTTACTGACTGAGACCGGCAAGTCTCCAAGTGACCTAGCCCTGCACTGATTACAATTTGACCCGATACGTCGGACAATCTTTTGGAAAAGACGAAGGCGAAAAGAAACCTTTTAATCTTATTCAAATGGAGACTGACATGGCCTTTGGCGATGCATCAAGTCCAGTACGCTTTGGTAAAGGCGCGACGTCTGGTGGCTCACTAGACAACCGTAGCCTGTACCTTGATATCTTTGGTGGTGAAGTTCTCACCGCTTTTGACAACGCGACTGTGACCCTCGACAAGCACACCGTGAAATCACTCAACGGTGGTGCTAAAAGTTACCGCTTCCCGAAAACTTGGAAAGCAACCAGTGAATACCATACTCCTGGGCAAGAAATGCTCGGCAATGATTTCACAACAAGCGAACTGACAATCAACGTAGATGACATTCTTGTGTCTCACTACGCGATTGCAGACCTCGACCGCATCTTGTCACACTTTGACATGCGTTCTATCATCTCAGCCGAGATGGGTCGCGCTCTTGCTAAAGTGTTTGACCAGAACGTGTTCCGTCAGATGATCCTTGCAGCCCGTCAAGCGGCTGTGTCACCATTTCCTGGTGGTTCATCGATAACTGACACTGGTCTCGCACCATCTGCCAGTGGTGTATACGACGGTAAGGAGTGGATCGAAGCGATCCGCAACGCCAACATCGTACTGTTCAACAAAGACGTCCCAGAGGACATGCCTAGGTATCTCGCTGTGACAACTGAAGTCTTTGACGCGATCAAGTATGCTCAAGACGCTAGCAATCAGTACCTCGTTCTGAACCGTGACTTCGCGGGTCAGCCGAATTCGGGTGGTGTTGCTGGTCGTGCTGACACGATGGTAATTGACGGTGTGACGATCTGCAAATCGCGGAACATTCCGACTTCCGACGAGACGTCAACTGCGACTGTCTACAGCAAGTATCGGGCGAACTACACGAACACCGTTGGTGTCATGTGGTGTCCGCAATCTGTTGCGACCGTCAAGCTGCTTGACATCAGCATGGAAACTGAGCGCGACGTGCGTCGTTTGGAAGACTTTATGGTCTCCAAAATGTTCGTCGGTCACGGTACTATGCGTCCAGAAATGGCAATTGAGTTCAAGTCAGCTTAATTGTGCGCGGCAAATGAGCCGCCGATCTAAGGGGCATCTGCGGGTAATTCCGTGGGTGTCCCTTTTTTTTTGAATTTGGAGAAACGTCATGCTGACCAAGATCGAAGCAGTCAACATCATCTTGAATGTCATTGGTGAAACACCGGTGTCTAGTTTGGCTAGTGGATTACCCGACGCTGAAGCCGCCGAACTCAAACTGGACCAGACGGTCAAAGAGGTTTTGGCGAAAGGCTGGCAGCAAAACTCAGAACTAGGCATCACGCTTAGTCGAAACAGTGACAACGAAATCATGGTCCCTGACCAGTACCTACGTGTGGACACCGTGGGCGACGATAAGGACGTCAACGTGACGGTCCGCAAACAGGACGGTAAACGCAAACTGTTTGATATCGGCAAGTATGTCTACACCTTCGACCGTGATCTCAAAGTAGACGTATTGATCTCGCTAGATTTCGATGCGCTAAACTTTGAGTTACAGAACTACATCGCATTCCGTGCGGCCCGTAAGTTCCAAGAGAGTGCTATGGGCAGCACATTGCTGGACAGTTTTGCCGCTCGACAAGAGCAAGAAGGCTATGCGGCTCTGATGGACATGGAAGCCGAAAATGAAGACAACAACATTCTGACTAGCAGTGCGTACATGTCTTACGCGACCTACCGCAACTCACCGATATCGGGGAGATAACAATGGGTAAACTAGTCCAACAAGCGATCAAAACGCTATACCAAGGTGTCAGCCGACAGCCCGACCCTGTGAGGCTCCCAGGACAAGTACAAGAAGCAGAGAACGTATTGGTCTCAGTGGTCAACGGGGGCGTCGAAAGCCGTCCATCTAGCCGACACATTTCGAACATCGCTAGTATTTCTGCTAGTCACAAACCGGCGATCTATGCGTATGCGCGTGACACCGCCGAACAATATATGATCGTGGTGAACAACAATGCGATCAAAGTGTTTGATCTCGACGGCGTCGAAAAGACCGTCACCACGCCAAACGGTGTGGGTTACATCACGGGTGCTGAACGAGACGATGTGTCTTTCGTGACACTGGCAGATTACACTGTGATCGCCAACGCGCAGAAAACCGTGGCGATGACTGCCAGCACCTACACCGACCCGTACAAAGCGTTGATCAACTGTCGGACCACGAACAATGCGACTAGTTATTCAATCAGCATAACGACGGGTGGATCGACTAGTACCATTTGGTCTTACAGTGGGAACTCTATTAGTGGCACTGAAGTCCAATCGAACATCAATTCGAACATCTCGTTGCCCTCTGGGTTTACCCACACGGTACTCGACCAGACCATCCTGATCCAAGGGAACGCAGCGTTCACAATCGCACACGCTGGCTCGGACGCGACGTATGGTCCGTGGAGCATGACTGAGGTCGTTTCGAAACGAGAATACTTACCGCTGACTGCACCTACCGGATACAACATTCGCGTCGGTGCAAACGTGGACGGCGAACAGTTTGGCTACTGGGCCAAGTTTGATCCCGACGAAGGCGGTTGGGTCGAAAGTGCCGATCCTTATGCTGACAATGCGTTTGACGCCACGACCATGCCGCACTTTCTTATTCGAAACGCTGATGGAACCTTTACGTTTAAACAAGGAACCTACGCTAGTCGGATCGCTGGTGACATCGAAACGGTCCCTGATCCAGACTTTGTGGGATCGAAGGTTACCGCATTGTTTTACCACCGCAACCGTCTAGGATTTGTGTCTGGCGAAACGGTGTTCTTCAGTCAGTCCGGTAAGTACTTTACTTTTTGGCCTGACTTTTCGACACAATCATTAGACAGCGATGGGTTTGGACTAACAGTGTCCTCAGACACGGTGAACAATTTGGTCCACGCTACAGCGTTTCGTAAGTCACTCTTTCTGACATCCGACAAGGCACAATTCGAAGTCAGCGGGTCCGAGAAGCTGGCCCCATCGACTGCCAGTGTGGATCGCGCAACGACCTATCTGACAGAACCAAAGTGCCGCCCGATTACGCTTGGTAACACGCTGTACTTTGCGGCTCAGTCGGGCAGAGACGCAGTGGTCTTTGAGTATCAATACGATGACACGTCGGTGTCAAACGTCGCTCAAGACATTACACTTCACGCATTGTCGTATGTCCCTGCACCCATCGTAAGAATGACCGGCGATCCGACTAATGATCTCATATTTGTCCTCAGTGAGTCAGAACCAAACGCACTCTACTGCTACAAGATGTACATGGACGGAAACACCAAGGCCCAATCAGCTTGGACCAAATGGACCTTTGGGACCGGCTCAGTCATTAAGTTCATGCAGATCATCAACGGTGAACTGTTCATGGTCCTGACGCGCAACGGTGCGACTGTCTTTGAGAAAATCTTCTTGCGCTACGAGTTGTCAAACGAAAAGCACCCGTACCAGATCAGCATGGATCGTCAGGTATCACTGACGGGAACCTATGCCGCCGGTACGGGTCTGACCACTTGGACCACTCCGTATCCGCACCAAGACGCCGCGACCGTTGTGCTGTCTACCGACTTTACGACCGGCCTCGTTGGTGAAGTTCTAAACGTCTCGCACCCGACTAGCACAACGATCACAGCGGTTGGAGACTTTAGCACCGGTGCAGCTATCGTTGGGACCACGTTCACCTCTCGCGTAGTCCTCTCGAAGCTGTATCCGCGTGATCCTCAAAGTCAGCAAACGACTATTACCACGGGCCGCTTTCAGTTGAAAAACATGAAGTTCAACTTCAAGGACACGGGTCATTTCAAGGTGCAAGTCACCGCTGACTTTCGAGCCGCAAAGACCTTTCAGTTCACGGGACGGATCGTCGGGTCTGGAGCCAACCTGATTGGTGTCCCTGCGATTGCCCCCTTGGGGTCATTTAAGTGTCCTGTGATGTCACGATCAGACACCGTCGAAATACAAATACTCAATGACACAGAGAAACCCATGAACATCACGTCGATAGATTACACAGGATTGTTCAACGAAATTACGAGAGCGGGGTAAACATCATGTGTGATCCAATAACAGCCGGTCTGATGGGCTTGCAGATGATGAACGCACAGGCGGCTGAACGTGCTGCTATCACTCAAGCTAACCAAGCGGCTGAAAGAGCCAACGCGCAGTTACAGCAAGAATACGCAGCGGCCCAAGCGCAAACCAAAGCCGAATATCAAGAAACCAACAGGCAAATGGCTGACGAACAGTCACGCGATTTTGACGAAAAGTCAGACGCTCTTCGTGCAGCTAATGAATCGCTAGGCACAATGAGGGCAACCGAAACAGCGTTGTCCGACGCAAGTCTTGGTACGATCCTGTTTGAGGAAGCCTATGGGAATGCGTTGAACTATACGAGGCTCGACAAGACCAGCCAGAACGCGCTGTTGGCACTCGAAAGTCAAAAAGATGCTGCCAAGCAGAACTACATTAGTCGTACTACGCTGGCTCAAAATCAGACAACCAATACGCTGGCTGAAGTGTCTGCACGTAAAACCACGGCGAAACTCCAGAAGACGTCCACCATGTTGTCGATTGGTGCGAATGCTTACGGACAACAACAAACACTGAACGCGATCAAGGGAAATTAAAATGGCTAGAATGGCACGGTCTCAGACCAACTATCGTGGAGCCACTGGTGGTCTCGCTGGTGTCAAAACTCAATCGTTTGCTCAACAAGTTCCCGAAATACAGAGCCAAGGTGCTGGGCTAGACCCGTTTCGCGGCGACCTTACGAATGCCTTTAATCAGTTCTTTGGTTCCGTTTCGCAAAGCATTGGTACTTTTCAAGACGCACACTTCCAGAACCAAAAGATCGAAGCGCAAGAATACGCAGTAGATATGAAGAAACAAGCGACTGTCTCCGCGACTGATTACTACATGGAGAACCCAAAGTCTCGCGATGTAGGAGCAGCGTTGAGTACTACAAGTCCCGAACAACAGGGAAATAAACATTTCGTTGACACCTTTAAGTCTAGCCTTGGTGCAAACATTGGGTCACGGATGTACAGCGACTTTGCCCTCGCGCAAGCGCAACGTGCACCTAGCACTTTCGAAGCGAATGCCTCGCAGTATTGGCAAGACAATTACAAAGATGGCACTGGTGACCCAACAGTAGACATGGCTATGCAGACCGCTTGGGCTTCTAACTACGAGACCCAACGGGTCACCGCCGCGCAAGAAACTGTTAGACGTCAAAAGGCGGCGTCCGATCTAGAGTATCGACGGTCGATCTACAACAAGATGGCCCAGCCTGAGATCACGGCAGCGGCGTTCAATTCGATCCTTAAAGGTGGTACATCACGGGCTGGTGAAACGACCGGTCAACTCCAAGCCAGAAACTTGGGGATCATGGTGAACGCTGCGATGACCGGACGTATGTCACAGAACGGGATCGCTAAATTCATTGCTCATATGAACCACCAAGCGCAAGATCCAATGGACCCGTCTGCACCTCAGATGCCGTCAATCGCTCAGAAGTTCCCCATCATGAGTGCGAAAGCAGAGACCTCGTTGATGGATGCTGTGCAACGAAACACGACAATGGCGGGACAACAGGCGTTCTCTCAGATGTCCTCAGATTTCAACACCACGTTGACAAACACTCAGGACGAATACGCAAAGCTAGCACTGATTGGGAACAGAGGGTCTGCCGTAGTCGCAAAGATGCAGAATACTCCAGGGATTTCCATGACGCAGATCGCTGCGTTCAAAAAAGACCTCAACACAGAACGCTCAAAGCTTGCTGAATACCATTTCAATCAGGTCGCAATGAACAACGTGGCTAATGGATTGCCACCCGCACCATCCTATGATCCATCCGAAAACAAATCCGCATCCCTAGATTGGCTTAATCGTAATGCACCAATGGGTGTCGATGGCGCGTCAGTAAAGGCTGGGGCGTTCTTGAAAAATCACGTTCAGACTTTCGGCGCGGGTAATTTCCCTAAGAATGTACAACAGAAGTTTGCGTCACACCTGACGTCGGGCGATCCAGCACAGCAATCATACGCATTGGAAGCCTTGATGATTGCCGATCCGACCGGCGCAAGTCTAGCCTCATTGTTACCAAAGAACGACTTTGCTGCAAAACTCGGTGCAGAGGCGGCGTTTATCGAAATGCGGAATGGTGCATCCCCACAAGCTGCCGCTGCCAAGACTTTTAATCCAGGTTTTATTGAAGCAATGCAGCAACTAGACGGCAAAGGCATGGGTGAAATCCTAGTGCCTGATGCCGCTAATGAACGTGAACGTGAGCAAACTGTCACTGAACTGTTTAACGAAGACGCAATGGGCGCGATGATACAGCGTCAGCTTTTAAATGAGTGGCGATTTACAGGTTTATGGTCATCAATTAGTGGGATTGACATTGAGACTCAACGTAAACTGAGGGCGGCTGGTAAAGTGTACGTGGCCTATCAGATGTCGCAAGATCGTGACTACAGTACTGAGGATGTCCAACAAGCGGCATTCAACGCCGTGTCAAATCAAATGTGGGTTCAAAATGGCATCGTAAAGTCTGGACGGCAAGCGACCAACACGGCTGGTGGTATCGTGCTGGGCAAAGAGGTTCTCAACACAGCCACCGGAGAAGTCGAAGACACCGTCGCGACCTTAGAGAATGACATATTGAACATTGAAAATGGTGCGTTTTCGATCTTCACTGAAGGTACACTTACAGCGAAACCTATACCACGGCTCGGAGATAACTCACAGATCGTGGTTAACCAAAACGGAATGCCCGTATCACTTCAAGTCGGTCAAGCGATACAAGTAGACAGCCGGTATCACCCGTCCGGTAAAGAGCGTGGCTTTTTGTCTAACTCAGCGAATTGGGAATACAGCCAGACTTTCACGGGTGATCTTGCACTAGATCGTGCAGCCGCCGTGGCAATCTTTGGACCAGGAATTCGTTTAGAGCCAATCTATAACGGTCAAAATGGGGCGATTGGTGAGTACGAATTGATTGTCATGCCAAGATTTATTGGAACACCTAAATTGACTCAGGCAGACATTGAGCGTCTCGCTCTTACGCCGCGTGAGTATCAACCCACCCGCTATGGTAGTGGTGGTCCCAAGCCATTTTACTTAGTTAAATAGGAAATTCAAATGGACACCATAGACAACTATTTCACTGAAAATCCTATCGACATCACCACACTTAACGACGTCGGAGACCCGACTAAATACAACAGTCTGCTAAACGAAATGTATCGCGGAGCATATCGCGACGGGGGGTTCGTCAGCCCGACGATTGGTGTGACGGTCGAGGACACGATGCTGGACCTACCACACGGCGACTACGTTGAGATGCTGGAGAACGAGGTGTACTCAAAGATTGGACCATCAGCATTTGACACTGAAGCTGGTAGATACAATCGTGATCGTTTTGATTTCATTACGGGCCATCGCATCTTCAGTCAAAACGTGCAAAAAGACGCGATTGGTCGTAATGTAATTGGCTACGAATTCAATCTGGACAACGCTGAGAACTTTGCGCTTGCGGCGGGTGTACTCGGAAAGACCCCCAAGCAGATGCAAGCACTAATGGACGGTACTGAAGGCGTCAGTAGTCGCGAAAGCCGTGCGCTATATGAGGCCCAAGTCGCTCAAGCAGACAAGCTGATCTCTGAGTTAACAGATGGTGCACCACTGCGCGGACCCCAGCGTATGACCTTAACGTCACTGGTGATGCACAACCCTGCGCTACTCGGTCCGAACTTAGTGAAACACATAAAGAACGGCGACGTCCAAAAGGCGATCCTTGAGATACGCGACAAGTCCAACGGAACCAAGAACAAATCGTTGGCTTTGCGTCGAAAGCAAGAAGCAATGCATTTTGGACATTATAGTATAAACGGACTCCTAGAGACCACTAGTCCAGAACTATTAGCACAAGCGGCAGACCACTTTGGGATGCCCAAGCCACGTAAAGTCACCGCCCCAGAGACCTCTTTGAAACCACAATTGAGACCCAATCAGGGCGCAAAGGTCGAAGGTGGTGGCGTCAAGCGATCATTACGTCCACGACTGAGACCAACGGTAAAGCCAGACAGTGGCTTGCAGAGTTCACTAAAACCACGCTTGAGACCTGACGATATGCCCGTACCGGCGTCGGCTGGTGGTGTCGCCAGATCGTTACTCCCACAATTGCGGCCCGACAGTGTCGGAACGGAAGCACTAGTGAGTGAGCTAGAGATTGCCTTGGGTGTCGAAAAGCCGACGCCGGTGGACACTGCGATAGACAACAACATTGTGCCTGTTGTCGTACCGGACACTGACGGTGAAATTACAGTGACGTCACTGGGTAACACAGACACCATGCGACTGTCGGAAGAACTCGGAGCGGCGATTGAGAACGCTGGGATGTCAACTGAAATGAACGACGCGCTCAAGCAGATCAGTGGGTCAATGAATGACAAGCTGGCAGAACTTGACGTCGATATGGACAGCGCGATGTTCTTTGACAACACCCGTGATTACATCGCTGCGAGAGACGCAGGTGAACTGGTCGAGGGCGATGAGATCGTGATTGGTACAGACGGTAATCTATCGACCTTCTTGTACACTGAAGGTCGCGACGATCCACGGAACGCCGCCCCAACGGTGGAGCCTGTCAGTCAAGAAGTATTCTTGGACGATACCAACATGACTACCGTTAGTGCATTTAAGAAAGCCGAAAGAGCGTCACGCGCGACAGCAACACAAGCAGACACAGAGGATCGCCTATCGACGGTACAATCGGTCCTTGAGCGTAACCGTAAAGTTCTAGATAAATCGAACTACACATTTGGAACCATTACCGACACGTCTGAAGAAGACTTTGAAGTCACCATCAGTACATCTGGTGACGTCTACGATTCTGAAGGAACACTGATGGACGCATACGTCGAAGACGGTACAGTCTTCAATCGGGCCGGTGCAGTCATTGGATCGTTTGTCGAACAAGCCGCTGACCTTGCTGTTACAGGCGCGACGGTCGCAGCGGGTGGTGTCGCATTGGCGACAATTGCTGCTTACGAGGGTGTCAAAGGTATTGCGGAAGGTACTATCAATCTTGCAAAGAAGGTTAACCAAATGGGTGGGCTTGCATTCTCGACCCCAGGAAGATTGCTAATTGGTGACATTGTGCAGCCCGATTTCTTTAAAAAGAACGTCATTAAGATTGACGAGAGTTATCTTACGATGGACGAGTTTGAAGTTCTAATGGACATCGCAAGACGTAAGGGTGCTGGTAAAGTAAATTCAAAAACAGACTATAAAGGCGCAGGGTCTATCGACGTGCGTGGCGACAACTCACCAGAACTTTCAAATTTGTCAGGAATGAACGCAGCAAGCCGAATGCAGAAATCGTTTGGTGACGCTATGATTAAGGTCATAGACGGTCATTACTATTTGGTCGATCAGTATGACTTTAATATTTTCGTAGACTATTCGGACACCAATGCCCAAGGTAAAGGCAAAGTGTACAACACGGAAGAGTACGAAAAGAAGTTTGGCGGTTTGGGTGTTGCAAAGGCACTTTCAATAACAATGGGGTCCGACAGAACTCTGTTTGATAAAATACACAATCTTGCATTCATTATGGGGTCGCGGGACTACGAAGGTACAAACAAAGATGTCGGGCGTCAGGTTCGCATTAAGCTTGGACCCGTCGATAAACGTGTCGCGTCTAACTAGTCCAGCAAATCGAGATAAACAGGAGCCGACATGGCTGAAGAACAAACGGTCCAACAGACCACGACTCAGACAAACGTCGAGACGGTCCAATCGATCCCCCGCCGGTACTCTACAGACAACGTCCAAGGTCTCGGCGTCATAGGCACAGCCGGTGAGATGTGGATGCAAGAAACGTGGATTGGCTCCACGATCCGCTACGGGTTCGACCGTGGTCGTGACGCTAACTCATGGAACTACCGGCCCGACGAAAACTTTAATGTCTACGCGCACTGGAACGCGAACCGCGACAAAGACAACGACATGGAAGCGTTTGTCAAAGACGGTCAGTTCGACATGGTCTATTCGCAACAACAGTACGAGGCCCGTGTGGCGTCGTTCCGCGCACAAGTCGCAGACCGTGCGAAGCTACAAAACGGCAGCGGCTTTGGAATGCTGCTTGGCGGCATTGGGTCCATTGTTGATATCTCCACGCTAATACCTGGGGTCAACATTGCGAAGCGTTTAGGGACCGCGAGTAAAGTCGGCAAGCTAATGAACAAGCGTCCCGCTAAGTGGGCCACGGCTGGTGCACAATTCAGCGTCGTACAAGAAGCTGGTCTGCACTTGATGAACGACGTGCGGACCATCGAAGAGAGCGTATTGAACACCGCGTTGTCTTCCGGTCTCGGCGGTGGTCTTGGGCTATTCGTTTCGGCACGACGTGGTGACAGCTTTTTGAATCCATCGAACCCGAATTATGTCTTTAGGCCTGACAGCAAAGTCAGCATGGGCGTCCGTGGACTAGGCGAGTCACTGTCAGAAAGTGTCGTACTCAAGCGTGTCACCCGCGACGGCAAACAGGTGTACGAGGCGGTCGCAGAGACGGGTGCCGGTCGATCTGTTGGTGCGGCGGCTGTGAAGTCCAGCGAGATGGCTAAACGTGGCGCATTGATGGGCCAAGGCGTTGCCCGTGCTGGTGTCAAAGCCGTTGGTGCTGCCGGTCTCTCAGTCGTTACGAAAACTGTAGGTCGCGCATCGCCTCTCATTCGTGGCATGACGTCCAACAGTGGCACATTCCGAGACATTACGTCTCAACTGTACAACCGTGGTGGGATGATTGACGAGGCCGCTGAAGCCGGTGTGGCAACCAGATCGATGGAAGAAGTCGCAACGAACCGCATCATGACATTCCGAATGGAAATCTTAGGGCCGGTCAACGAGGCATTCGAAAAGCTACGTTTTGATATGGCGGGTGCTGACGCCGGTCGCTTGCGGAGCGTGAAAGAAAAAGCTGCCGATCTTGGGGCTAATCTTAAAGGTCTGGCGTCTGACGTCGCGGCGGGACCAATGGCGTCCGGTGAGGCTAAAGCAGTTGAAGAAACTACCAGTGCCATCAGCAAAACCGAGTTCGAAGACATCATCGCGAAAGCGGCACATGAAGACATTGATGACGCCGTGATTGACAACCTGATCGACCGGTTTGGCAAAGGGAACGCCATGATGGTGATCCAACGAGCCAAAGAGCAAGCCAATGTGCTGCACGACTACAACTTGCGTCTGGAAGACGAACTGGTCGAACTGGGCATGATGACCGAAAAGGAACGTCTAGGTCGCAAGTTCGTATCGCCACAATTGTGGGACGGCAAGGCGATCAGACGCAGTCCGATTGCGGCTCGGAACTTCTTTATGCAACTTTTTGCAGACGATCCGACAGAAGAGTTTCTTGAAGCAACTTTTGGGATGACCAAAGAACAGTTTGGAAAGCTGGGGGTCGAAGACGTCACGGTCAAGAATTCGGATGGTGAACCAACTGTATATACGGTCGAACAAGGTGCTACCGCTAAGAACGAAATACTGGGCGAGTGGACCGGCGACCTCTACCGGACTGACTTAAAGAAACTCCAGAAGATGGAAGAGGACGCCGATTTAGAAGCGACGGCATCGCGAAAAGAAGCTGTAAGAGCCGCTGCCGAGTTTAGGTCTACCAACTTCGACATCATCAAAGCGTCAGTCAAAGAAGCAAAAGACATTCTGCTAGAACAAATCGCAAAACGCGATCAGCGGAAATTGAACCGTGACAATCGCAAGGCCAAGAATGATCGTATGCTGGACGAGGTTCGCAAGCTGGAAGCAGAAGCCAAGCAGCGTCAGCGTGATATCGAACAGATGGTTAAGACCGGACGCCCAGGACAAAAGATGCGTCTGCAAGCTGAAGAAACCGTCAAGGAAGCTAAAGCACTTCTGGACATGGTGAACTACCGTGGTCAAACGGCGGCTAAAAAAGAAGTGCTAGACGCTGAAGCAAATCTCACGGCGGCTGACATCGATCTGGCAAATATCGATAAGCCGATCAGAACGGATGCTGAAGGTCGTGCGAAAGCTAAACAGCCACGCAGCACACGTATCAGCTACCTACAAGGCAAGATCGATAAGAACACTCAAGTGATCAACAAGCTGGATAAAGAACTCGACAAGTTGAACGCTGGGATTGACCCACTGCAACGAAACGTCGTGGACGCTACGCAAAAGCGTAAGCACCTTTTGACCGTCCAAAAGCTACGCCGCGCAGCCATGAATGACCAAGCCAAAGGCGCACGGAAAGCCAAGCGTAAACTCAAGCAAGCCAAGCGTCTGACCAAACGTAAAGAAAACGATCAGCCACTCGAACAATACGTTGAAGAACTAACGAATACTCTTGGGTCTCGCACAAGTTCTCAAGCACCACGCGGTGCACTATCGACTGACGTGCTGGAATCGTCACGCCTCAAAGAGCGCATGATCAAGCTGACAAACGAACAGCGTCGGCAAGCCCAAGAGATGGGCATTTTGAAGAACGACATGTACGAAAGTCTGTATCGCGCCAACATCGATATCGCCCAGCGCATGGCGTTTCGAAAAACCTTTGGACACTACGGTGGAAGCGAAACGGAAATCCTCAAAGGAATGATCAAAGCGGTCGATGACGATTATCTCGACATGATCGCAAAGGCCACCCGCGAGGGCGCGACGAAAAAGCAGATCAACAAGCTGGACAACGAGAGACTGAAGGCAACCAAGGACGTCGAACTGGGTGTCCAACGACAGCTTGGACAGCTAGACTTACCAGCCGATCCCGAATCCTTGCTGAACTTTACGATGCAAAAAGTCCGTGAGTTTAACTATATCCGCTACGGCTCTGGCTTTGTGATCCCCAGCCTGACCGACCTGTCAAACACGGCATTGACTACTGGTTTCGGCACGATGTCCTACCGCAATCTCAAGGCACTCAATCAGACACTACGCAACATGGGCAACGCCGAGATCAAAAGTCTCGCTTACGCACTAGAACTGATGGGCCACGGTAACCGGACGATGGCGATGAACGGCGCTGACGATGCTCGACTGCAAGCTGGCGTTGGTGACTATGGGACCGTCAAGCACTACACCACAAGCAGTGTCGATAGGATCATGCGTGGACTGTCTGATACCACCTCGTATGCCAGTGGAATGATGTGGTGGAACTCACGCCTCAAAATGTTGGCGATGGTCGAAATGCAGAACAATTTCACCCGTCTCTCAAAGGATTACGACAGCTTACTCGCGGCGGCTTCTGCCAATGATCCAATAGCCAAAGGCAAAATAGCACAGCTTGCGGCGTCAGGTCTCGGATCGACTGAGATGCGTAATATCCAGAAGATGTTCAAGAAGTATCCACCCGCAGAGAACGATGCGGGTGTCTTTGAACTTGGAATGCATCGTTGGCTCAAAGAAGGACGTGACGGACAAACTGCACATCAAGACGTTTTGATCGCTTTGGAGAACGCTGCGAACCGTGCCGTGATGACACCGTCCAAAGGTGACACACCGTTTCTGATGTCCAACGAGTACGCTAAGATTATCGGTCAGTTTCAAACCTACGGGTTCGTGGTCATGACGAAGTTCATGGTCCCTGCGTTTCAACGAATGGCAAACTATGGTGACATGCAAGCGTTCAGTTCGTTTGCCTTCGCACTTGCCTTGGGTACTGCCGTCGTAGGCGCGAAAGACATGCTGCGTTACGGCGAGATCAAAGAGCGGGACGCGGGTTCGTGGGCGTATGACGCGATAGATCGATCAGGATTCCTGACGTACCTATCGACACCCATCGACGCCATTGCGACCCAAACAGGATTGTCGGAAGGCGCATCACGATACAGCCGCGAGAACGCACGACTGTCTCTAGTGCTTGGGCCGTCAGCGGGTCTGCTTACCGACACCTTTAATTTGGCTTTCGAAGACAATCGTTTAGAGACCGCGCAGAAACTCCTGCCGTTCAAACTCTACCAGCAAATCTACAACGTCGCGACCGGCGGTTACAAATAGAAAGGACGTAATGATGGCTAATGCCCGTGACGTTTACAATGTCGATGCCAACAAGGCTGGACTAGCTGATCCACAGAACCGGCAGTTTGACTTGTCGTTTCCGTACCTGTCTCAATCACATGTCAGCGTTACGGTCAACGGTTCAGCAACAACTGCATTCACCTTCGCGACAAGTACGCGCATCCAGTTGAACACTGGGCCAACTGCCGGTGACGTCGTGGTGCTTAAACGTGCTACCTCACCAAACACACGGCTAGTGGACTACCAGACCGGCTCAGTGTTGTCTGATGAAATCCTCGACAAGGATAGTCTACAAGCATTCTATCTGGCCCAAGAAGCCAACGACGTCGCAGAGATCGTGTTGTCTAAAAACGCGAGTAATCTTTACGATGCCGGTAACGAGCGGATCACAAACGTAGCAGACCCAACAGGCGCACAAGACGTCGCGACGAAAAACTATCTAGAAAACACTTGGCTTTCCAGTAGTGACAAAACGCAACTCAATGCGTTGAACACCACGAACCTAAACACCGTCGCGGGTTCCGTTAGTAACGTCAACACGGTTGCCGGTGCGATCACTAACGTCAACACGGTCGCAGGGAAATCCACCGAGATCACCGCGTTGGCAACCACAGACAACATCCAGAACATGGACGATCTTGCAGCTACTGGTGTGATCGCAAATATCGCTACGGTTGCTGGTGTCGCCCCAACGATGTCGGCAGCGGCGACTAACGCAACAAATGCAGCGGCATCTGCATCAGCGGCGGCGAACTCTGCAGCGGCAGCGGCAGCATCATTTGACACATTTGATGACCGCTATTTAGGCAGCAAATCGTCTGAACCATCTGTGGACAATGATGGTAATGCGTTAGTTTCTGGTGCGCTATTTTTCGATTCAGCCGTTGGAAGCATGAAAGTTTACGACGGCGGGAATTGGATACTTGCGACAAGCGCAGGTGCTGCAAGCCTGTTGGACTACGAGTTTACGGCTACGGCTGGGCAGACCACGTTTACCGGTGCTGATAACAACTCGGCTTCGCTGAGTTATTCGGCTGGCAATCTAATTGTGACGCTTAATGGTATCGTGCTGGATAACGGCAGTGACTACACAGCGACCAGCGGAACGTCGATTGTGTTGGCTAGTGGCGCGGCACTCAATGACCATTTGGCAGTTGTGGCGTTCAAATCGTTTACGGTTGCTGACACGGTAGCGGCTTCGACGGGCGGCACGTTTGCTGGTGGTGTGACGGTTAGCGGCACAATGACCGCAACGGCTGCACAAGTGAACGGCAACATTGCAGTCACAGGGACAGTCGATGGTCGTGACGTTGCGGCTGACGGCACTAAGCTAGACACAAACATCCCGTCATCGCTTGGAACAGCGGGACAGATTTTAACGGTAAACGCTGGTGCAACAGCGGGTGAGTGGGCTGATGCTGGCGGTGCGTTTGCGGCAAGCACGGTTACAATAACTGCCCACACAACTTTAACCACTGCACAAAACGGCAACCTTATTCGTGTGACTGCAACCGGCGAAAAGGTTATCTCTTTGCCAGCGGCGGCAACTGGTTTGTTCTATGTGTTCAGCAATGAAACTGCTTATCCAATGTATATTAAACCGAATGGCACACAAACAATAAATGGTATTAACGCAAGCATTATCTTAGCGGCGGGAGCCGATGGAATTATATCATGTGGTACGGCTGGAACTAACTGGTCTAGCGTTGGCATAACTCGGAGTATGCTTGTTCATAAAGCAACAACTATTTACAACACACTAAGTAATAACGGTACAAGATTAACTGGCACATACACGCCTTCGATTGGTTCAGCTATGCTTATTTCTGTGGGTAGTGCTACGGCTGGTTCAGCAGGAACTACAAGTACTTATGGTTATACCAGTGGTGGCGGCGGGGGTCAGTCATACGCTGAAAAGTTTATAGCTAGTCCTGCCGCAAGTTACGCTTATGAAATTTGCGCGGGTGGTGCTGGTAACCCAGACTCAAGTTTTGATAAAACAACAACTGTAGCTGGAATGACTTGTACTCGCGGCTCTGACAGTCCTTACAATTCTTGGAATAATGGAAATGGTCTTGGCAGGGGTGGTGGAACAGCAACAGGCGGTACTGTTAACTTTACGGGTGGGGCCGGTGCAAGCCGTGTTAGTAATAGTTATCCCGGCGGCGGTGGTGGCGCAGCAACACGGGCTGGAAATGGTGGTAATGCCAACAACAGATACGGCGGCGGTACTGGCGGCAATCATGCTACAAGTAGCGCGGTTGGTGCGGCGGCAACTGCAAGAGATAGCAATACTTACGCTGTTCCCAACAGCACATCTGAAACTTATGTAGCAGGTATTGTTGGTACTAATACTGGACACAGTAGTATAGGTTATGGTGCTGGGCCTAAAACTGTAGTTAATTTTGGCTCTGTAAATTTTACAATAGCAGACCATGAAAAGTTAGGTGATATTGCGATGAACTACCAAAGCGGCGGCGGTTCAAGAGGTGCAAATAATGGTGGGTATATCTCAAAAGGACAGGGCGGCTATGTTACATTTGTGGAGTTTATTTAATGACTAGAGCAAGAGACGCAGCAACAAACAGTCACGGCAATAACATTCCCGCTGGTGGTGCATCAGGTCAAGCGTTGGTTTTTGCAAGTTCTGGTACGGCTACTTGGGGTTCAGCGGGTACACCGTTTGCTGGCGGTTATCTAGCCGTAACGAGTAATGTTACCCTCACTGCTGGACAATCTGGTTATCAAATCTACGTTACTGGTGAGCGTTTAATTACACTTCCTGCCGTAGACCAGAGTGTGTATTATATAATAAAAAATGGTGGATCAAATAATATATACCTTAAGCCGCATGGCTCTGAAACTTTAAATGGCTTTGCGACTGCTATTAGACTGCGCGTTTCTGCTGGGTCAGATATAATAATTATAAACGATGGCGTTAGTAATTGGCAAACAATTTCAAATACTGTTGGTTCTACTTTGGCTGAGGCTACGACACTAACAACATCACAAACATTTACGCCAAAGAGTATCACAACGTCACTATTGGTTTGCGTTAGTGGAAGTGCTTGCGGTGCAAATTCTCCACAAAACGTACAAAACTCCATGCAATCTGGGGGTGCTGGTGGCCCTGGATACGCTGAAAAATTTATTAGCAGTCCAGCAAGTAGTTACGTTGTTTCAATTGGTACGTTTGGCGATGTTAATGGAAGCGCGGGAACTAACACTACGGCGGCGGGTATAACTTGCCCACCTTCGGCGCATTTTGCTGCAAGATATACTTCATCAAATGGTACTGGTAAAGCGGGAGGGGCTGCTGGAACGGGTGGTGATTTTTCTGCCGCTGGAGGAAATGGCGCGAGTCATAACGGTTCATCACTCTATCAGAGGAGCGGCGGCGGTGGTGGTGCAGGAACTCGCGCTGGAGTTGGTGGTAATGCTGGTGCCAACAGTGGGGGGTCTGCACATTTTTCTCACGGAGGAACAAACGGCGGAACGGGTGGAAATCATGGTGCTGATAATCAAGCTGGATATGCTGGCAGTGGTTATAATGGAGTTGCCGCTACAGCTAAAGCGTCTGGTGCTTATACCGTTTCGAGCGTGACGTCAGAAACATACCAATCAGGAGACTCAGGCACAGGTGGTGCTGGCGCACAAACAATAATGAACTGGAACGGCGGGACTTTTATAATTGCTGAAGGGAGAACCGTAGGAGGAACGGCTGGAATAAAATATAACGGGCATGATTTAAATCAGAATAATGGAGCGTATGGCGGTTTAAGCGGCACTGTAACATTCGTGGAGTTTTTCTAATGGTTAGAATAGCAGCAATAGTAGCAGCAGACGGAAGTGATACAAACAGAATAGTAATTGGCGATGATTACATTCCCGAAGGCTATACTGAAATCTTCCCGTTTGTAGAGAGTACTGTGAGAGCGCGGCGTGACGAACTCTTAGCGGCGTCTGACAGCATGGCATTAGCTGACCGCATTACCGACGAATGGCGAACGTACAGACAGGCACTCAGAGATTTACCACAACAGGACGGGTTTCCTGACGTGGCCTTCCCGACCCCACCAAGCTAACAACATGATCCATGTGTTTTCCCTGATGTTGTTCATCGGGGGGAACCTGATCGAACCCCCCATGCATTTCCATAAGATCGAAACGTGTCTGTATTACGCAGAACGCGCAGTCACTCGGTATGGAACAATGGAAACCCAAAAACATTTTGGTCTCGCTTACTGTGTACCCACGGTGGTCGATCCGAACAAAACAACGGTGTACTAATGGACCACAGAGACAAACTAATTCACGCACCGCTAATCTTTGGCCTTGTGGTTCAAGGGGCCGCTATAGTGTGGACCGTGAGCATGATGATGTCTGACATCCATCGTAACAGCGAGGACATCGATGCGATGCAAATGCGCGTCGGGTCACTTGAAAGTTCCACGCAAGATCAAGCAGTGGCAATAGCCCGAATTGAAGAAAACACAAAGAGCATCATGGCAGCAATCGAAAGGCTAGCGACACGACCGTGACTAAAGGAGATCAAAATGGCGGTGGCAGAAATCTTAACGGGCATCGCACTGATCACCAAGTCGGTCGAGTTCTTAAAGTCAACCTTGGGAACTGCGAAAGATATCTCAAGCGTTGCCAAACAAATAGACGATCTCTTCGAAGGCTCTAAGCAACTAAAAGTTGAAGAGCGTAAAGCACGGCAGAACGGGCAGTCAGTCACAGAAATCGTTATAAACCAACAGCTTGCTGCGGAACACATCGCAGAAGTCAAAAAGTTAATCATTGGGCGTTTCGGTTACTATGCATGGCAAGACATCTTAAAGTTGCAGCGCGAAGCACAACTAGAACAGAAAGCCCGTGCCGCTGCAAAGCGTAGACAACAAGAAGCACAAGCCGAAATTCGCGGAGACATGGCGGTCGTTGGGACATCCGTTCTGATTGGCATTCTGATCATCGCCATTGTGGCGGCTGTGCTTCTCGCAATCCTATAGGAGTCATTAATGTTAAACTTAATTACGTCGTTGTTACCCCAAGTCCTTGCGACGGTAGACAAAGTGATACCGGACGCTGACGCAGCGCAAAAAGCCAAGCAGACAATCGAACTCGAATTGATCAAAGCGGCTAACGACATCAACTTGGCACAAGTCGAGACCAATAAAACAGAAGCAGCACATCGATCTGTGTGGGTCTCTGGCTGGCGTCCCGCTGTCGGGTGGTGCTGTGCGCTGGGCGTCTTCTGGATGTTCATTGGCGCACCCGCTGCACAGTGGATCGCTGTAGCCAACGACTACCCCCTAGACAAACTACCCGTGTTCCCCACCGATTTACTGTTTGAGTTGCTCTTCGCACTCTTGGGTATGGCTGGGCTGCGTAGTTTCGAAAAGATGAAAGGAATAGCTAAGTGAAAGACACCGGACCCCTCAGAGACAAGCTGTTAAACCGCTTGAACACCATCGTCGCAGACACCTCGGAAGAACTAAGTCCGTCTATGGTGTCAGCATGTGTGAACTTTTTGAAGACGTTCCCGCCAGAAGCAGACCTGACTGACCTTGGGTCCAGCGTGAAGCTGGCTGACAGTCTCCATGCGTACAGCAAAGAAATGCCGTTCCGGTCATGAAGATCATTAAGTTCCCCGACCGGTCGCAGCGCGTCCAGCCGGTGTGCGACGTGGCGCGACAAGAGTTCGAACTGAAGCAACAAGCGGAAATCATCCGACAGCAAGCTTTAGAAATCAGAAAGAGACGTAAAGATGCTGAAAGAACTGGTGATAAACGATAAGGCCCACTGGGAAACTAACGCACCACCACATGTGTGGGCCGCATACGAGGACTTTCGAAACTTTCTGTACCTCACATGGCAACACTTGGGATTACCAGAGCCTACCCCTGCCCAGTATGAGATCGCTTATCGTCTCCAATACGGCGTGGACACCACTGAGTCACCAGACGATCTCGCAAGTGGACCCAGGGAAGACATCATCAGGTGCTTCCGGTCGCTGGGCAAGTCGTACATCACCAGTGCCTACGCGATCTGGCGTCTCATGCGGAACCCTCGCGACGAAAAGATCATGGTCGTGAGTGCCACGGGTAGTAAATCCAAAGAGTTCGTGGCGCAAACTAAAGGTATCTGCCAATCGATGCCCCTCGTACAGTGGTTACTCGAAGGTCCGAGAGACAACGGCGCGACACGACGCGACATGGCAGAACAGTTTGACGTCGCTGGGGCCAGTTTGTCTCAATCGTATTCGGTCGTGGCGCGGGGTATCACTGGGCAGATCACTGGGTCACGGGCCACGTTGTTAATCGCTGATGACATCGAAGTAGAACGGAACTCACTGACTGAAGAAGCTAGACGTCGAATAGTTAAGATCGTGCAGTCAGATTTCGTTCCGATCACCAAGACAGAACACGGCAAGGGCGACATCATATTCCTTGGGACACCACAGACCGAGGAGAGTGTGTACAATACGCTGGTCAAAGAGATGGGCTTCCGGTGCTTCACGATCCCCGTCAGGTTCCCAACAGCCGACAAACTGAAGAACTACGTACTGACAGACAATCAAACGGGGCGTGAAGTAAATATCCTAGCGCACTACTTGCGTGATCTATTCGACAACAACAAGATCAAGCATGGTGGACCCACAGACAGTCGCTTTGCAGAAGACGAACTGATGCATATCGAAGCGAAAGGCAAATCGTCCTTTGCGCTACAGTACATGCTCGACACGTCCCTCAGTGACGCAGAGCGTTACCCGCTGAGACAGTCCGATCTGATCGTGATGTCGTGCAATCCCCTTAAAGCACCACTGACTGTGCAGTGGGGAAGACACAACGATAAGCACAATCTGGTCAAAGACATACCAAACGTGGGCTTCTCTGGAGACCATATGCTGCGTCCGCTCTTTGTGGACACAGAATGGGAACCTTACGAGTCCAAGGTGCTATTCGTTGATCCATCAGGACGTGGTAAAGACGAAACGGCGTGGGCCATCGTAGGTGCACTCAATGGGATACTGTATGTCCTACAGTGTTGTGGCTTTGCGTCCGACCCCGCCGAGGCAATGGCACGGATCGCGGTAGACGCGAAGAAATACAATGTGAGTACCATAGAGGTCGAGCCGAACTACGGGCAAGGCATGTGGACCGTAGCGTTCCAACCGATCTTGTCGAACATATGGCAGGGCGGCTGCACCGTTAAGGAGTCCGAATGGGCTAAAGGTCAAAAGGAAGGCCGTATCATCGACACGTTGGAGCCGGTCATGGCGCAACACAGGCTGGTACTGGACGAAGACCTAGCGAAACGTGAAGCACGTACAGAGGACCACACGTTCTCTCTACTGTACCAGCTAACGCACATCACAAGAGACCGTGGTGCACTGCGTCACGATGATCGCCTAGACGCTCTAGCAGGAGCCGTCGCGCACTACATGAGATCAATGGGTCAAGACGTCGATGAAGCAGCCAAAGGCGTACTACGACAGCGCATGGATGACGAAATCGATGACTTCATGGAGTTCATGGAGGGCGGTGCGATCATGGGACGATCCCGTGGTGTCCGCAAGAACGGTCAGAGGACTGAAGTGTGGTCCACAGACCGGTCGTAACGAACGATTAAAGTACAGTAAGAGGAACTAAACGATGACATTCAAGTTGTCTAAGCGGTCTATGGGCCGTCTCGAAGGCGTACACCCAGACCTCGTTGAGGTCATCACAGAGTCAATCAAACGAGTACCGATAGACTTTGGGATATCAGAAGGTATGCGGACAGTGGCACGGCAGAAGGAACTAGTCGCTTCTGGGGCCAGTACGACCATGAACAGCCGACACCTCACAGGTCACGCCATAGACTTCTTCGCAGTAGTCGCTGGAGAAGTTCGCTGGGATTGGCCTTTGTACCACCAGATCGCAGACGTGATCATTGAGGTCGCCAAGGAACTGGACGTCTCTATCGATGCGGGAGCCAAATGGAAGCGTTTTCCTGACGGTCCTCACGTCCAGCTTGCGTGGAAAGAGTACCCCAAGGGCGGTGCGTGACCACTGGACGAACTAAACGAACTGAACGAACATAAAGAGGAGCGGGACGATGTGGATAGGCGTCATTATGATCTGCGCTAATGTAACCATAGAAGACTTAACGATCACGGCAGAAGTCCAAAACTGCCACGCAATGGTACGCAATTCGATACTGTTCGATAACGAACAAGAGTGTCGGCAAGTGGTGCCATACGAACTGGACCTACTGACCCAAACGAACAACGGCTGGGGTAAATACGATTGTCTGCCGTTAGACATGCAGGGACCAACTGTCTAATCTAAGCGTGAACCATACGTGAACTAAGCGGATTCTAAAAGTTGCGGAAGATTCGTATGGGTATATCTCCCCCCGCGCGCACACAGAAAACCCCCATAGCCCCCCCGATCTTGGCGCAGACAAATCGATCTGGAAAGGGGGGTCGGGGCCGGTGCTTTTTGTGATCGATTGGCACACTATCGGACACACTATCGGACACGACCGACACAATCGCCTTGTTTTTATGGTGCTGTGCGATGCGGTCCGTATGTAAATCATAGTCGCGTGTGATCGATTGGACACTGTGCGACGTCGCGCCGGTGTCAAATGGTGCTGATTTTCGCTTGTTTTCCAATCGTTTACACTAATATGCAAACCACTGTTTTTTTCGTTTGACAATCGCACAGCACTCGACGCAGTCTTACGTTATCGCAATTCACTTGATCGAGTCGCGCTGTACAACAAAACGCAAGCTTTGAGGAAAACAAAATGCAACAACTATCGAAAACCGAAATCGCCGTTATGACGTCGCGCAGTGTCTATAAAAACCGCGTAAAGAGCGTCACGGACTCAATGGGTAAAACCGAGAGAGTCATTAAGAAATCCACAAACGTTAAGCTTGGCAAAAGAGTTTCACGCGGCAAGCTTAAAGGTGCGCCAATCTATACAGTGACACTAGAAGAACGCGCGACGTGTCCGGTGTCATGTGCACATTGGAAAACGTGCTATGGTAACAATATGATGTTTGCCATTCGTTACGACGCAAACGACGCTTTGATTGAGACAATGGAAAGCGAATTGGTCGAACTGCAGCGCAAGCACCCAAACGGTTTCATGGTCCGGTTGCATGTTTTGGGCGATTTCTTTTCGGTCGCTTACGTCGCAAAATGGGCAAAATGGCTCACAATGTTTCCCGCGTTGAATATTTACGGTTATACAGCCAATCAACCGGACGCGACGGACACGCTTGAACGCTCTATAGGTCTCGCATTGTTAAGCTTGCGGTCTGCTAGTCCTACACGTTTCGCTATTCGTTTTAGCGGCAATTTTGAGCATGACACTTGGACCGCATTGAGCGCGGACGATAGTCGTGCGGTCGATATGGTCGCCAATAAGCAAGCGTTTATCTGCCCTACGCAAATATCGGTTGAAACCGGTAAGCTTGCTAAAAAAGACGAAAAGACACTTGTTCCCGATTGTGGTGCTTGCGGTCTATGTTGGACCGCTCAAAAGCCGGTCGTATTTTTAACCCATTGAGTCCAGTAAATCGCGATTAATCAAATAGGAGTCTACGCTATGATACGCAAAGTACTAATCGAAACCGCATTGATTTTATGCATGACCGTCGTGCCCTACGCCGCATTCGTTTACGCGGTCCGCGCCGGTCATATTGAATTCTTTCCGGTGTCACCCGCTGACAATCTTTCCGAACATTCGATCTATGGCAGGGGTATGAAATGAGACGCTTAGTAATCAAATCGATTGCCCTATGGGTCGCGTTCTATTGCGTCGTTTCGATAACCTACATGGTCCTAATTGTTGGCATCTAGTGATCATTCCCTTGGACCGCATCGCGACATGGTGCGGTCTTATGGGACTGATCCCAAAGCAAACAAAGAGGAAACCAAATGAAAGCTTCAAAGATTCTAAAAGTAGGCACCAATCGCGGGAAGCCTCGCGCGTGGGTCGAAGGTAAATTCTTGATCGACGCCGGTTGGGTCCGTGGTGTCACGTATCACCAGACCATTGAAAAAGACGCATTGGTCCTATCGGCTCATGAGGGCGGCAAGAAACGTGTGGCTGGTTCTGTGGGACGTCCGGTGCTCGATTTAAATGGTGGCTATCTGACGCCGCTATTTGAGGGCTGTGTGACGTTTTCTGTCACTCACGACGCTTTAAGCGATCAAATCGTAATCAAAGGAGTCAAATCATGACGATCACCGCGCAATCAATTGAAGAATTCACCGTGATCATTGCCGGTCTGGTGCGTGAAGGTCTCACATTTGAGGCACGGACCGACGCTGTAAACGGGCTTTTCAGAATTAAACTAACAGGGGGCTTTTAAGATGCTTTTCAGTCAGTACTGCTGCATAGAAACACGCGCCGGTGGCGTAGGGTGTACCAATGTCGAATTCATTCGGTCCGCCCACAAATCACTATTTCACCCAGCACGATTCCACCGCGCGTATCGTGCCGACCGTCATGCGTGGCTGCGTGAAGGCCTCGCATTGCTCGAAAAGTCACGTCAACAGTATTCGCAAGTGATGCGCGGGGCGTCCCAATGATTACCGGCGGGGCAACCGCTGCCGATTTCACAAAGTGGACCTTGGAAGCTCAGACGCTAACGATCAGGCAATTGCGTTTTGTGATTGCCGATTGCCGACGCGCGAAAGAGGCAATGGCGACGTTCAACACAGAACGTGAACTCTTTTACGCCGATCAATCGATGACGTTCAGCGACGAACTGCGCCGACGTCTCGCACCACGTTGATCTATTCGAGCGACCGTTTCGGCGGTCGTTCTGATGCACCAACGTGCAAATTCTGGGGGCCACATAATGTGGTCACCGTAGTGAATCGAGAGGTACGATATGAAGATGACATTTGACACACACACGAACCGGCGGGACCGCACACGTCGTGCACCGGCGGGGCTTCCCATTCCGACACATTTTGACATCCAAACGAACTACCGTAAGTCAACCGTTTCGATTCAATTTGAATTGCGGATCGACCTCGAAGGCGTCCGTGATGTGTACGATCTGCCCGACGTCCCAAAGGCGCACGAGGCGGCACGTAATGCACTCACTGAATATGCTAAAAGTGCAGCGGCTGATTGGCTTGAGACCATGCGAGTTCGCGGTGAAATCATTGAGCCAAACCAATGATTGTGCGCCGGTACAATTTCCCGCGCCTCGAAGACGTCCTGTTGAAATCTGAACGTGAACTTGACGGCCTGATATTCGACCAAGCGAGGCAATCCGAAATTCTATCAGTGACCCAACGCATCGCAGCGATCACAGCGGCGATGGCGGTCGGTGAGGAATATGAAGTTGACCATTAAGCAAAGTCCTGGGGGATCAATAGTGACTCCCAGGGAAACACAAAACGGAGACAAGCGTATGACTGAACGTGAACCAAGCGAATTAGACCTAAGTACTAGTTTTTCGTGGAAAGACACAGCGCACATCCTCGCGGTGGTGCTGGAGAACGGCACTTGGGAAGGTCGGGTAGAGGCTCGAAAGGAATTGATGCGTATGGCGCAAGCCGCTGACCTTGCTGTCCACAAATGTATTCTAGACGGATCGGAGAACGACCTATGAAACTTTACTCAAACGGGCTTGGGGCTTGGGCTGGCACACAAGCGGATGCCAAAAAGTTTGCCGAAACCTATTGTGACTTTGAGACAATAGACGTGCCTACCGATAAGGCCGGTCTATTACGGTTTTTAAACAGGCATGAGGTGAACAACGCTGATCGAATGGATCATGGGCAGTTACATGATGATCTAGAACTTAAAACAGTGGTTAACGGCTGGGACTTAAAAGAAGCTGCCGACACGGCATCTCTGCAAGACTTACAATATGTTGTTTACAAGTACATGATGCGTATTGATGATGAACTAGAACTCAAAAAGGAACTTAACGTATGACTAATGAACTTACAGCACCGCGATTAGACATTTTGAATAGCCCGATACCTTTTGGCGGTAAAGGACGCACTCTGACCAGTTCAGAACTGAAGGCTTTACGAAATCACGGCTACAAATGCAGCACCGGCTGGACCGTTGTGCGTACTGGTGGTGATGTCGCTTGGATTGGCGCAGCGTATCGACCACACCGGCGGTGCGGGGGCTTTTCATCTGTGGGACTAGTGCTGACGTGGGGAGCAATCTGATGACTGACCTAAAAGGCAACCTACTGGTCCAGACGTTTCAAGCGGCTGGCTGGGTGTATCCAAAGGACCACGCACACACACACAAAGCCAGCGTTTATCGCGCTTATGAGGCTTTGCTAGATGACGGCTTAGTCGAGAAAGATTGGGACAGTTCAACCATTCGATATCGGACAACTGAGAAAGCAAAACGACAACTTTTGAGAGGACTGAACGTATGACTGATCTTACCAGAGGCAACACGGAGTCGTGGTTCGAGACGATCTGGGACGTCATCGAAAATGCGGAACGCAACACCGACGATCCCGAAAAGTGGGATGACGT